TACGTACTCTCTCGACCCAAAAGCCACAATGAAGGAGGAATACAATGCCGGATTACAAAGGAATCGGATACCTGAGAAAAAAGATGGAATTGAAAAGACAAAGGGTGAACGTCCGATACAGATACTACGAAATGAAGAATGCAACTCGCTATCTGAAAGGCATGATCCCGCTCGAAATGCAGTGGATGACTTCCTCACTTGGATGGTGTGCAAAAGCAGTAGACAGTCTGGCAGACAGGCTGTCTTTTTATACGTTCGATAATGACAATTTCCAAATTGGCCAGATCTATGACATGAACAATCGGGATATCCTGATTGACAGTGCAGTTTTGTCTGCGTTGATTTCATCCTGCAGCTTCATTTACATACATGAGGATGACAGCGGGTTCCCGCAAATGGAAAACATCGACGGATCAAATGCAACTGGAGTTATTGATGAACGTACATATATGTTGAAAGAGGGATATGCCGTCCTTGAAAGAGATAAGAATGGAAACCCAACACTGGAAGCATATTTCATTCCGGGAATGACATACTACTATCCAAAAGCTGGAGAACCATATGAAGTTCCGAACACAGCTCCATATCCTTTGCTCGTTCCGGTGATTTATCGACCAGATGCAAGACGACCGTTCGGACACAGCCGGATCAGCCGGGCATGTATGAGCTATACGCAGTCGGCACTGCGTACACTTCTAAGAGGCGAGGTATCGAGTGAATTCTATTCTTTCCCTCAAAAATACGTCACCGGATTGAGCCAGGATGCCGAGCGGATGGATAAGTATAAAGCAGTCATGTCTGCATTTATGCAGTTCGACAAGGACGATGATGGAGATAAGCCAACACTCGGCCAGTTCCAGCAACAGTCAATGACTCCGTACATCGACCAGCTAAGGATGTACGCATCCATGTTTGCTGGAGAGACCGGATTGACAGTGGATGACTTAGGATTTGTTTCCGACAATCCTTCGAGTGCTGAGGCAATCAAAGCTAGTCATGAGAACTTAAGACTATATGCAAGGAAAGCGCAGTCAAGTTTTGGAATCGGCTTCTTGAATGCAGGATATCTATGCGCATGCATTCGTGATGAATATCCTTACCAACGGAATGCTTTATATCGAACAAAGACTTTATGGGAGCCGATCTTCGAACCGGATATGTCGACATTGTCACTGATCGGAGATGGCGCGATCAAATTGAACCAGGCAGTCCCTGGATTTATTGGAGCCAAGAATCTAAGAACGCTGACTGGAATGGAAGCGAATGCCGGAGTCGAAGAAGAGCAGACAGACGTCGACAGGATCCTGATGGAAGAGGATACAGAGGGTGATTCTGAATGACAGATATTTCGCCAGAATTACTGGAAAAGATAAATCAGACGATTGATGAGGAGCTGAAGACAAATAAAATTTTGAAAGACCTGCTCCGGAAGATTCGTGACGGGACGGCCACATATGAAGATGCAGACCGGTTCGCAGTTGAGATAGGAGACATCCTATCAAAAACTTTTGGCAAGCACATTACCACATCGATACTTCCAGATGGAAGGATGTACTGGAACATCGGAAAGGCGGTCATTGAGCCGACCATGCTTCGTGGCAATGAGCTCTTAGCTGAATACTGCAAAAAGGTCCAGTCGCTTATGAATCAGGCGGAAGGAATCGGGTTCGAGCCAGTCGTACCGGGTGTGAATCAAAACAGAATCGATGGCATCCTGAACCGACTGGATCATGCTGAAAGCTATGACGATGTGCATTTTCTTCTAGATGATTCGGCATATATGCAGAACTTCCTTGAATCGGCAGTAAATGACTTTGTCGTTCAGAACGCTGATCTGATGTACAATTCCGGATTTAATCCTAAGATCATTCGGATATATCACGGTGGCAAGAACCACTGTGATTATTGTGCAAATCTAGCCGGCACGTACGATTATCCATGCGATCGTGAGATATACGTCCGGCATCGTGATTGTCACTGTACGGTCATGTATAAAGTTGGGGAATTCTCCCAGGACGCACACACAAAGAACATTTACCAGGATGTCCGGCGGATGAAGGCAATCGATCTGATGAGTGCCGATCAGTCGAAGCTGACACCTAAGCAGGCACGTCTGGTTGAAAAAGGAATATCTCAAGAACAGAATAGAGAATTCAAGCAAACGAAAGCGCGATTGATCAGAGAAGAGATGGAGCGCACAGGTGCTAACCATCGGACTGCATCGATTCGCGTTACGCGGAGAAACAACAACAGATAGGGGGTAGGAAGATGGCTGCTAAGAAAGGCAGACAGACTCCTACTTCTTCTTTTATACTGCCATACAAAAAATCCTTCGGAGCTCAGGCAGTAAAACTGTATGAGGCATCGAGCCGAAAGGCAATCAAATGGCAGAAGCTATTAATCAAAGACATTATGGGTGTGAATTCTGATGGACTATGGATCCATCAGAAGTTTGGGTATTCTGTCCCGCGACGGAACGGAAAGAATGAGATCATCGTCATCCGAGAATTGTGGGGCCTTGAGCATGGTGAACAGATGTGCCATACAGCACATCGAACAACCACATCCAGAGCTGCGTGGTCAAGACTGCGCACTGTCATGAAAGAGGCCGGGTATATCGAATACAACCGGATCAATAAAGGCGAGCTCACTGAGAAGCATTTTAAAATTACCCAAAAGTCCGGAGAAGAGGCTATTGAACTTTATCAGAAAGGAAAGATAGTTTTCCGGACAAGATCCAGAGACGGAGGCCTTGGCGAAGGTTTCGATTTACTCGTAATCGATGAAGCGCAGGAATATACGACGATGCAGGAAGGCGCGCTCGTGTATACCGTTTCTGATTCGAAGAATCCGCAAACGATATTGTGCGGGACACCACCCACAATGGAGAGTGTAGGAACCGTATTTCCGGACATGCGCAAAAGCGCATTAAAAGGTGAAGCCTATGAGACCGGCTGGGCTGAATGGGGAGTCAACGTTAAACCGGAGAATCTGCGTGATGTGGATATCTGGCGAGAAACGAACCCGTCATTCGGCTATCATCTGGATGAAAGAAAAATTCGTTCAGAGATTCGTGGTGATGATCTCGACTTCACCATCCAAAGATTGGGATACTGGTTCACTTACTCATTAAAATCAGCAATAACAGAGGCCGAGTGGAGATCACTCCAGGTGGAGGATCTACCAAAGTTGAAAGGGCCTTTGTTTGTTGGAATCAAGTACAGTCATTCATCTGAATATGTGGCCATGTCTATCGCAGTACGTACCGAGGATGGACACATATTCATTGAATCGATTGATTGTCAGTCAGTCCGGAACGGGAATGGCTGGATGCTTGATTTTTTGAAAAGATCCGACGTGGCCAAAGTGGTCGTGGACGGAGAGAACGGACGGAGCATCATGGTTGACGACATGGAAGAGGAAAAGCTAATGAAGCCTATTTCTCCGACTGTAGCAGAAGTCATAAAGGCCAATGCCACATTTGAAAATGGGGTCTTCCAGGATAAGGTCCGACATAAGGGACAGCCGTCTCTCAGCGCAGTGGTTTCAAATTGCGAACACAGGAATATAGGATCGCATGGCGGATTCGGATATTCGAGCATCAAGGAAGGCCTCGATATCTGCCTAATGGAAAGCGCGGTATTAGCGTACTGGATCTGTTCAGAAACCAAACAGGCGAGGAGAAGGCAGAGAGTTTCTTATTAGCGCAGAGATGCGCTTTTTTTACGCTTACCTATAGCGAGCAAAGTAGGAGGAAAACAATGGCTGAGTTTACAGCAATTACAACACAGGAAGAATTCGACGCACGTATCAAAGACAGAATGGAAAGATTTGCTAAGAAGTTTGAAGGATTTGTAAGCCCGGATGAAGTTGAGAAGATCCGAAATGATTACGATTCACAAATTACAGCTCTCAATAAAACTGTCGAAGATAATGCAAAGAAGTATTCCAATTTTGAAAAGCAATTGAAGGAAAGAGACGAAAAGATCAGCGCGTACGAGACCGGCTCGACCAAAACGAGAATTGCGCATGAAAAAGGTCTTCCATATGAATCAATTGCCTTCTTGCAGGGCTCCGATGAGGAAAGCATCAGCAAAAGCGCTGATGCATTAAAAGCGATGCTTGGCTCAAACAGACCGGCATCTCCGAGTAAATCATCCGAGCCTACCGACATCGATTCAAAATCGGTGTCCATGAAAAAGCTATTAAATGGGCTGAAAGGAGAATAAGTAAACATGGCAGCAATTACAGTAGCAGCGGCGACTATGGGTTCTAATTTTGATCCTGTTTTAGTCAAAGATTTATTTACAAAAGTTCAGGGACATTCTTCCCTGGCAGTATTATCCGGCCAGCAGCCGATTGGATTCACAGGCAATAAATACATGGTATTTAATATGCCGAACGAAGTAGACATCGTGGCAGAAGGTGGAAAGAAATCTCACGGCGGTCTGACTCTTGATCCAGTGACAGTCGTTCCTATCAAATTTGAATATGGAGCTCGTGTATCTGATGAATTTATGACAGCTTCCGAAGAATATCAGTTGGAAGTATTGAGACAATTTAATGATGGTTTCGCTAAGAAATTAGCACGTGGTATGGACCTAGCAGGAATGCACGGTGTAAATCCTCGCACTGGTGAAGCTTCGACAGTAGTAGGCGCTAATAACTTTGATAGCAAGGTATCACAGAAAGTAACTTATGCTGCGGCTAAAGCAGATGAAAATCTGGACGCAGCAATTGCAATGGTTCAGGGTGCTGATGGTGATGTTAACGGTATGGCATTGTCCACTGCCTTCGGTAGTGCAATGGGCCAGATTAAAGCTAATGGAATCGCTCAATATCCTGAGTTCCGTTTTGGCCAGAAGCCAACAACTTTTGCTGGATTAACTTGTGATGTTAACAAAACTGTTTCCGATGCCGGAACAGACCAGGCAATCGTAGGTGACTTCGCGAATGCATTCAGATGGGGATTCGCAAAAGAGATCCCAATGGAAATCATTCCTTATGGTGATCCGGACAATAGTGGTGTCGATCTGAAAGGAAGCAATCAGGTATATATCCGTGCCGAAGCTTATATCGGATGGGGAATCTTAGATCCAAAAGCGTTTGCGCGCATCGTGACTGAATAGTAGGTGAGCGCATGGCTCGCTATCTGAACAAAATAACCGGAGCAATTATTGAATGCTCTTCCAAAATCAGCGGTGGCGACTGGTCGGAATTAAAAGAAGATAAGAAGCCACCACGGAAGAAAGCTCCGGCTAAGAAAAAGAGTGATCAGTAATGGACTATGCATCGATCAGCGATATCCGGGACTATGGAAGGAACTTGTCCGCATCCGAAGAAAAAAGAGCGCAGTTCCTGATTGAGTCAGTATCTGCGGAGCTTAATTTATATGCCGAATCTGTGGGGAAGGATTTGGAAGAGCTTTGCGATACAAATGAAAATGTTGCCCGCGTAGCAAAAGCAGTCACAGTTGACACAGTGGTCCGGGTCCTGAATCAGGAAGTCGAATCGCAGGCGCTGTCACAAATGTCGCAATCGGTCGGCGGTTATTCCGTTTCCGGAACGTTTTTGGTACCAGGTGGCGGAACACTCGTCTTGAAAAGAGATTTAAAACGACTCGGCTTAAGACGGCAAAAGTATGGACTGGTAGACATGTATGGCGAGCTTGATTAAAGGAATCGCGGTCACTCTTTATGATAAGGAACAGATTGGAGTAGATGCATTCAATGCTCCGATTTATCAGGAAAAAGAAATCGTGGTGGAAAATGTCATTCCAGAGCTTTTGACTCAGGATGATGTTGTCAGCGCCACGGAGCTGTATGGTAAACATGCAGTTTATCGTTTATGTATCCCAAAAGGGGATGCGAATAAATGGGAAGACCGCAAGGTCTCCTTTTTCGGTAAGACATGGCACACATATGGTCCGGTCATCGAGTATATCGAAGAAAACGTGCCATTGTCCTGGAATAAGAAAGTGTTGGTGGAAGCGTATGAGTAGCAATGTTAGGGTTGAACTGAACAGCGCTGGTGTTCGTGACATGCTGCAAAATATGTGTGCCGATCTGATCAGCGAGAAGACACAGCAGGTGGCTGAGAGCGCCAATGCAGCATGCACTGGTTTCGAATCGGAAGTATCTGTTCGAGGATCCCGTGTCGTTGGATTCGTCCACGCAGCCACTCCTCATGCATATCATCATACGCTTAAGAACAACACACTTCTGAAGGCGCTTAAATGATTGAAGAAAAAATTCTCAACTATTTGGCAGGACAATTAGTAGTTCCGGTTCGCATGGAAGTTCCGGAAGATGCGCCAGATGAGTTTGTTGTTATAGAAAAGACCGGATCAGGAATGGAAAACTACATATACACAGCCACATTTGCAGTGCAGTCATACGCTCCGTCTATGTACGAGGCGGCCGCACTCAATGAAATGGTCAAAGATGCAATGTCCGGACTGACCACACTTCCATGTGTGTCCAGATCGGCTTTGAATTCAGACTATAACTTCACTGACACTACTGAAAAGCGGTATCGGTACCAGGCTGTGTTCGACATCGTACACACAGAAGTTTAAAGGAGGCAAAAATGTCAAGCGTTAACAATGTTGCAGCTGCCAAGCCAAAAGTTGCCGGCGCAATCTATCGCGCGCCGCTTGGAACTAAGCTGCCTCAAAATGCCGTTGATGAATTGGATGCTGCGTTTGAAGAAATGGGCTATGTTTCCGAAGACGGGGTCTCTGAGAATATTTCGCGTGAATCTGAATCCATCAAGGCATGGGGCGGTGACACCGTTTTGGTTACGCAGACTTCAAAGGAAGATACCTTTACCTGGAAATTGATCGAATCGTTGAACATTGTGGCCATGAAAGCCACATATGGAGACGACAATGTCACTGGATCAGCGCAGGAAGGTATTACCATTAAAAGCAATTCAAAAGAGCTGGGATCTCACGTTTATGTCATTGACGCATTGTTTGGAAGCAGAGCATTCCGCATGCTTATTCCAGATGGATCGGTGACCGAAATCGGCGAAATTGTATATCGAGACAATGAACCAGTCGGTTATGAATTGACGATCACAGCAAAAGCGGATGCCGATGGAAATACGGCATACAAATACATTCAGGGCATTGCGAGCTCTGGAGAGTAAAAGGAGGTAACGCATGAAGGGCACTACATCAAATGGATTTGAGTTTGAACTTTCGCAAGCAAGACTAAACAATATGGAATTAGTGGATGCTCTGGCTGAGCTCGAAGACAATCCGCTTAGGATCGGCAGAGTTTGTCAACTACTGCTTGGTAAGGAGCAACAGAAGAGACTCTACGATTTCGTGAGAGACGACGAAGGAATCGTGCCGGTCGATGCAGTCGAATCGACGATTTCTGAAATCATGTCTTCAGGAAGTAAAGACTTAAAAAAATAGTAGCCCTTGCGAGCGTTATTCATAGGTGTGAGGATGCCCTCGAGTGTGACCTCGCAGAGACATACCACATATATGACTATCGGTCGCTGCCTGCATTGCGGGTGGCGACTTTTTTTCTCGGATTAAGGGCGGACTCACGTACAATGATGATTTTATCGGAACAGAAAGTTCCGATCGACACACTACTCAATGCCATGATCGTCGACAGATTGAGCATGCTTGTTTGGATGAAAACCAAAGACGGTTCGAAAGGCCGTAATCGGCCAAAGTCTATGGTTGATGCATTGACCGGCGCGGAGGAGCAGGAGACTCGTAATGCGCTTGAAAAGGCAACCGTGTTCAATTCCGGAGAAGAGTTGAAAAAGGCATTGATAGAAAGCAGAAGGAGAATTAAAAATGAGCACTGAAATCGGAAAAGCCTACGTGCAGATCATGCCTTCTGCAAAAGGCATAAAAGGCAATTTAGAAAGAGAGCTCGGCGGTGGAGTTGGTGATTCGGTCGGCCAGTCTCTAGGCGGACAGATATTGTCCGGTGCTAAGAAGCTTCTGGCGGCCGGCGCCATAGCCGAGGTGATAAAGGCATCGATAATGCAGGGTGCTGCACTAGAACAGTCGATCGGCGGGGTTGAAACATTATTCAAGGATCACGCTGATACTGTAATTTCGAATGCGAAGAATGCGTACAAGACAGCCGGTGTATCTGCGAACCAGTATATGGAGCAGGTAACCAGCTTTTCTGCATCCCTGATCCAGTCATTGGGAGGAGATACGCAGAAAGCCGCCAAGTATGCAGATATGGCAATGGTCGACATGTCGGACAATGCTAATAAGTTTGGATCTAATATCCAAGATATCCAGAATGCGTATCAAGGTTTCGCCAAGCAGAACTATACGATGCTGGACAACTTGAAACTCGGATACGGCGGTACAAAGACCGAAATGGAACGTTTGCTCTCTGATGCAGAAGCGATATCCGGAGTGCACTATGATATATCGAACTACTCGGATGTGGTTGAAGCAATCCATGTAATCCAGGAAGAAATGGGTATTACCGGAACGACAGCGACAGAAGCAGGTACAACGGTATCAGGATCCTTCGCTATGATGAGAGCTTCAGCAGATGACCTGCTCGGAGCGATTGCTAAAGGTTGGGATCTCCAACCATATATTGACAATCTATTGACTTCGATCGGCACGTTTGGAAGCAACATCCTTCCGATGATTGGAAACATTGTCGGAGGCATCGTTACATATTTTATGCAGAATGCACCGCAGATGTTGGCGGCCGGTATGGAGATGCTGGCTCAGCTTTCACAGGGATTGGTTACCGGCATTCCGGAGTTCATCAACAATGCCATGTCTTTAGTTGGTGACTTTATCAGTGGTATTCAGCAGAATGCTCCACAGATCATTGAATCCGGATTGACAATGTTAAACAATCTCGTTGACGGTCTGATTGAAGGGCTTCCGCAGCTGATCGAGCAGGGTGCGCAGTTAATTCTGCAGTTTGCTCAGATCATCGCAGAGAATGCTCCGGCGATCGTAACCGGTGGTATGGAGCTTGTCGGTAAACTCATTATGGGAATTATCCAGGCAATTCCTAGTTTGATTGCAAGCATACCTACATTGATCCAGGCAGCAATCACTGCATTCACTGCCGGTAACTGGGCTACAGCTGGCATCCAGGCGGTAGGAAAGATTGTACTGGGATTGATCCAGGCAGTCGGTCAGCTGGTTGGCCAGCTAGCATCACTTGCATCGCAGGCAATTTCGAAATTCCTTTCCGGGAACTGGATTGGTTCCGGATTGCAAGTAATCGGAAAAGTAGTCAGCGGTATTGGTAATGCAGCAGGCCGGGTATTGACTTCACTTCGAACTATGGCATCCAACGCGATCCGGAATTTTATTTCCGGAAACTGGTTGAGCGCCGGCTTCCAGGCGATTTCTAAAATCGTGTCTGGAATCACACCGGGCGCCATCGTCGGAAAGATGAGAGGGCTGGCTCAATCGGCTCTGAATGCATTTAGAGGCACAAACTGGGCTTCTCTTGGGTCTAACATCATATCTGGTATCGTGTCCGGTATCGGAGGAGCTGCAGGAAGCTTATTCAGCAGTTTGACGAACTTAGCATCGAACGCTCTGCAGAAAGCAAAGAGTCTGTTAGATATCGGTTCGCCTTCTCGTGTATTTGCACGTGAAGTTGGTCGCTGGATCCCTGCAGGTATCGCAATGGGTGTGGATCAGAATGCTGATACATTGATTGCTTCGATCAACGGTTTGACAGAGGATGCGCTTGCAGAATCTGAAAGCATGTTGAATCTGACAAGAGGCGGAAAGTTCTCCGGATCAATGAACATGAACTATACAGTAGATGATGCTACGATCGGCCTGCAGGCACAGATCAATGATGTTGTGACGATCCTTGGCCAGATCCTCAACAAAGACACATCCATTTACATGGATGGTGACAAGGTGGCTGACACATTATCTCCGAGGATTAACAGAAAGCTGGGGATGGCATTATGATAAAAGTCAAACTTATTAATAAAGCCGGTCGCACTTATGACATGTTAGTTCCGGATCACGTGTTGACTTCCATCACTGGTTTCGGATTTAAGAAGAGTACAGAGTTCCTTTCGGTAGGTGACGGGTTTATCGCATTGGAAGATAAATATGATCACTTACCGATCGAGGGCACTGTCTTTTTCAACGAAGAGAATGCGTATAAGAGATACTTTGATTTCGTTCAATTCGCAAACTCAGGAAATTTGATCCTGGAATACAGCGCTTATAAAACCTTTCGCAGGTCGGTTCGAATAAATGAGATCGAAAAAAATGAAATGATGTCCAGAAATGGAACGCTGCAATCTGAAATCAAATTGATGCCATTGGAGCCGTGGTATACCACAGTTTCAGCATTTAACGATGCAAGTATCGTTGGCGGTAAAGTGTACGATTACACATACCCGTACACATATGCAAGCCAGGAATTAGGCTCAATCATCATTGACAGCGATTCGATGGCTGAGTCGCCTTCAAAGATTTCCATTTACGGACCATGCATGAATCCAAGATGGTCGCATTACGTCAATGGTAAGCTGGTGGCCACCGGCGCATACACAGGTGAGATTCTGGCCAATCGTAAACTGGTTATCGATGCGACAGCTATTCCGTACACCATGACGATTCAGACAACGGCCAACGAAGTCATCTCAAATGTTTATCAACTAGGTGACTTCTCAACGGAGCGGTTTATGTTCCTGGAAAGTGGCCGGAACAGAATTTCGGTATCCCACGAGGGAACAAACAGCATCATGATTGCTGTGGAGGCTAAACTGGCATATGCGAGCGTATAATGTGGAATTTTTCGATATCGATATGAATTTGGTCGCACACACAAATGTGAATGAGCCGAAGTACAATGCAGACTATCTGTCGAATGCCAGAAACAATATCGAGATCCCTTCCAATCCAAACATTGAGGAAGGCAATTACATACGCATCGTAAAAGGGAGCGTAGAATATTTCGGAGTTATCGATAATGTGGAATATACCGGAATCGACGACAGCGTCATGAAACTGGAATACATTTCATTCATCGATTACTTTTTTGATACGAAGATAATGTTTGATACGAACCTTCAAGGATCCATCCCTTTAGAAACGTGTCTGGCCAACATTATCAAAAGTTTATGGGTTAATAACTCCGATCAGAGCCAGAACCTAAAAGGATTGACTGTAGAGACTACGTCGACAACCAGTTCATGGGGATTCAATCTCAAATCAGACACTGAAGGGAAGCATCACTGCATTATCGGATTCAGGGACACGCTGATCAAAAGAAGTGCAACATCGTTCTACGTTTTTATAAACGTCCATCCGGACTTTCAAAATAAGAAGATAACACTAAACATTGGTGTTAACCAGAAGTCACCGGTTTTGATTGAAACAGTTCTTCCGAACATTATCAGCCGAAGGATCTCGCTAAAGAAGACAACTAACACGCTGAATAAATTGGTGGTATATAATACGGCCAATTACACAGATACCAGAGTGTACTTTCTTCATTCAAACGGAAAGTTCGACAGGAACAATGTTGATCGGCTCGTTCCGGTATCGTTTGACACTACCGCAGTTTCAGTCAATGAAGGATCCACTTTCGCAAAAGAAGCAGATTCTGCAGCGGCCGAGGCTTTTGGACAGGTGTCCTACAATAATCTGATCGAGCTTGAATTATCGGTAGACGATAAGATGATCGTTCCGAGAACTTTGGAACTAGGACAACTGGTCAACGTAATCCATGACGGACGGATCACAGCATCTATTTTGACTGGGTTCGAAATCGATAAAACAATAACGCTTATTTTTGGAACGGTCAGACTGGACTTGACCAAAATTTTGAAAAGAGGATAAATCTATGGGAGCAAATCTTATTACGTGGAGTGGCCAGACAGTCACTCCACAATATGATGCGCTTGTCTTCGGATTGTTCGCACTGGATGGGATCATATATGGTGTGGACATTACGCAGAGCGCGTCTGATCCAAATATTATTAACATTTCAAACGGCTACGGAATCATCCAGGGCCGTTTTTTCACAATTGAAGAATTTTCGGTGAATGTCGAATTGACGACCGGAGCAACGTACCAGGGACAATTGATCCTGCACATGGACCTGTCCAATGCAGATGAACCTATCAGTGTCGTTGTCGACACAGGCGCAACAATAAGATCTCTGATCAAGGATGATGACGTGAACATTGTAAATGGCATTTATGAGATGCAGCTATGTACATTCGCAGTAGATGCAGCAGCCGTGACAGACATAGCTATCACTTATCCGGAAGCAATTACATTCAACAGCATTATGGATCATATCGTATTCCATTCGCCTTTGGAAGGTAGACAGGCGGCAGCGAACAGCAGTAATAACAGCAATGCTAATACTGCCAGCGCTTTGACAGCTAGCAAACTGACAGTGGCGGGCAAGGCGGATCTGGTTGACCAGTTGGTGACGGCCGATGAAAAACCGGTCGAAGAGACCGAAACTCCAGATCAGGTCGAAGAGGAAGCCGAACCGGAAGCAGAAGCGGATATGGAGACAGAAGCAGAAGAGCCATCGGCAGATTTACAGCCGGTGGCAGAACAGGAGGAAACCGTATGAAAAGTATAATCTTCAAAATTCGGGGGGGGTGTGCATTATCTAAATTGCACACTCAACAGAAAGGTAGGTGGATATCTAGATAGGTTATCCACCGTGATTGATCTATGAGTTATTACAAACGAGACGGCAGTCCTTTGCAGGATGAATATATCGTGGTACCCGCATCCGAGGATAATGTGACTGTTCCGAAAAGCAATAATAAATCGGTGTCCATAACGGCACCTATTCCAGAAGGATATACAGCTATTGGCTGTCTGCCTTTCAGCACGGAGAATGCGACAAGTGGCGGAAGGGCATCGAGCGTTACTTTCATTTTCAAACATACATTGGAAGCAGACGGAACGATCTGGGTTAACTTGAGAAACACAGACACCCAGGGCGATTCAAAAGTGAAGGTGCTGGCAAAAGTTTTATGTAAGAAAAATTCATAATCGATCAATACCTATCTAGTCATTTATGGCTTTGTACAAAAGAGATGGAGAAAAGTTGACTGATCTAGTTGTTTCAAGAACATTTACGAAAACAAACACAACTAGTTTTCCCGCCAACTCGAACACAAAATCAAACATTAGCATAACAATCCCAAGCGGATATAAAGTATTGACGGCGGTGCGAGCATGGTCAGACGGAGCCGTATTAACCGGTAATCTGTCAGGCATTACGGCTAGTAATGAAGCGAATTTATGGTGGACAAACGCAACAAACTCTGCAAGTAAACCATCTAAACTATCAGTGGAAGTTCTATTTATAAAACAATAAATGACTAAGTGTGCATCGATAATGCGATGCTATGATTTTTTATGACAGAAAAAATGAAATAAAAGGAAAAACTCTGCAATTGAAGTATGTTGATATTCCAATTAATCAAACGGTCATTCCGGCGCAAAGCGGAAAAACATTGCTGAATTGGGGCGGTGTGGGACCAAGCTATCTGCCTGGGAAAACAATCGTAGGTGCTTTTTTAGCTTTTTCGAGCGGCAGCAGACTATATCAAACGAATTGCCAAATCAATTCAAACACAGGCGGAGTTTATTTATCCGTATATAATCCGTCCAATGAGTCTGTCACTGTGACTAGTATACTTTTGGCAGTGCTCTACACGGATTAAAAAATAGGAGGAATTATCTATGAATTATTTAACATCGGCTGAGTGGTGGGAAAAAGCGGCCATTCGTGCAATCAAAACAGTATGTCAGACGGCAGTCGGAGTCATTGGCTCCAGCTACGTATTGGCAGATATTGACTGGAAAATTGTAATCAGCGCCAGCGCAGTTGCTGGTATTGTCAGCCTGCTGACGTCGCTGGCAGGCCTTCCGGAAGTCGAGGAACAGTAAATGGATCCGGTTGTACAGACCGCTATCATTAGCGGTCTTTGTGTGGCTATACCCTCGGTGATAGCCACATACAGTGCCAATAAGAACAATCGTACGCTTCTGGAATATCGTATCAAGGAGCTGGAAAAGAAGATGGACAAGCACAATTCCGTGATCGAAAGAGTGTACATTCTGGAAGAAGAAGTGGCAGATCTGAAAAGGAGGGCCAACTAATGGCAGTGACCACAGATATGGATAGATCAACTATGCCGGAAGGAGCTCTGGAAGAGCTGGCCAACGGCAGAGAAAAAGAAGAAAAGTCCGATGACTAGTTTCATTGAAGACATTGCCGGATACGTAAAAAAATATGCCGGCAAATATGGAATCAAGGTGCACTCTCCGATAATTGCGCAGGCAATCTTGGAAAGTGCATCCGGAACATCGGAATTAGCGGTAAATGCGCATAACTATTTCGGCCTTAAATACCGGAAGGGCAGATGCCCGACAGCATCAGGAATTTATAACAAGGTGGGCAGTGAACAACTGTCCACCGGTCTTTATGTAACAAGCCGGATGCAGTGGTGTAAGTTCCCGAATATGGAATCCGGAGTGATTGGGTACTTTGACTTTATAAACATTTCAAACTATTCAAATCTCAAAGGAGTCACTGATCCGAAGACTTACCTGGAACGTATAAAAGCCGACGGTTATGCGACATCGATCAATTATGTAACGAATCTAATGAATGTGATCCAAAAATACAACCTGACAAAATATGACGATAGCGGGGTGATAAATATGGGATACACAAACTCAAGTTTAGCTAAAACTAAGATATTAAGTGCCAACCATTACAATGGCCGAAGCAAAATCGACACGATCACGATCCACTGCATGGCCGGCCAGATGACCGCAGCGGGATGTGGCCAATGGTTCAAGTACGGTACTCCGGATGCCTCCAGCAATTATGGAATCGGATATGATGGCTCAATTGGTCTTTATGTCGAAGAAAAGAATGCCAGCTGGTGCTCTTCGAACAAAGCTAACGACATGAGAGCAATTACAATTGAAGTTGCTTCTGATTCTAAACCGCCATATGCGGTTAGAGATAAAGCCTATAATGCTCTTATCCCTTTAGTGGCTGATATCTGCAAACGGAACGGGATCAAGAAGCTGGTGTGGTCGAACAATGCATCTGATCGTGTCAACCATCGTAATGGTTGCAATATGACAGTGCATCGGGATTTTGCAAACAAGCCGTGTCCTGGTCAATATCTGTATGATCGTATGCCGGCCATTGCAAAGAAGGTCAATGCTCAACTTTCAAAGACATCCGGAACGATTCAGAAAGCCGTCAAAAAGACTGTATACGATTATTCGAAATACGATGCCTTTGAAAAGAAGTGGCTCGGCAAAGGTGTCGATTATGATAAATCGTATGGGTACCAGTGCTGGGATGCCGTGGCGCAGTATGCGCATGAGCTCGGCTATACACTGCCGAACTGCACGCAATCCAATTATGTAAAAGATATCGCTAACTTAAAAGCCACAAATGGAATCCTTAAATGGTGCGATGACATTGCGCTGAACGGACAGGAACTGAAAAAAGGTGACATTGTAATATGGGATGGAGGTATGTTTCCAAAATCGCACATTGCAATTTATACCGGCACTGATGATAAATATGGCAATGGTTATTATCTTGGAGAAAATCAAGATCCTGAAGATTCATCGTTTACAAAGAAGGCTTTCTCATCAGCATACATGATCGGATGTTTCCGCCCTAAATGCTTTAAAAAGACGATCAATGATGGAAGCATCAATTACCGTGTACATGCACAGTCATATGGCTGGATGGACTGGATCCACGATGGATCTATGGCCGGCACAACCGGAATGAGCAAGAGAATTGAAGCCTTGCAAATTTATACCACAGACGGAACTGTAATTGAACGAGTAGAAGCCCATATGCAGGGTATCGGATGGAAGATATATGATCATCCTGGAAAAGATACGATCATCGGAACTACCGGGCAGGCAAGAAGACTGGAAGCCCTGAAGATCAAAACTTCAAAACCATGTAAAATGCGTGGTCATATCCAGAAGCTGGGATGGACTGACTGGGTTCCTTGTGACGGTGATCAGATGATCGGAACGACAGGTAAATCGTTACGCTTAGAAGCTATCGAGATCAAACGCGCTTAGAACTACACAGATGGACCGTTATACTTAGATCTATTAATTTATTTCTTTCAACTGTTTTGACAAGACAAAACTAGGGACGGCTTTAAGCTGTCCCGTTTTTTTATTTAAATAAATAAACTGATTTATTTAACATAATTTTGTTTTTCAATTCATATTAAAATCCCATTTAATTATGCTACAATCAAACCATGCTAGACTTTGATACATACATTGACTTCTTGTGCGACCTATTGACTATAGATGAACCGACAATTCTGTATAAGCAAACAGGAGTTTTTACAATGCCAAAGACTGCCGGGATGCGTTCTTTCCCAACAGAAAACACTATCCTGGTTAATCTTTCTGTTTATAAAGACGGATTGGAGTATGTGGCCATTACTCATGAAATACGGCATATATACCAGTATCAAGTAGTATCTCAATTTCTGACTGATCTGGAGTCGAAATCGACAATCAGAGAATGGAGAAAAGGGTTCAAGAGTTACAAGGATTCTACGCATGAGCATTATGAAAATCAATCTCTGGAAGTGGATGCCAATGCCTTCGCGTGGTATATTACAAAGGTTCTGACCGGCAGAGAAATTGTGGTTAACTGCGATAGGCACGCTCTGGCCAGACGGATCAGACAAATTGCATCTGACATGCCTGCGGATGAGATCCTTGAAGTCTATTCTTATTTTGCGAATAAAAACCGGAGCTTTTAGTCTCCGGCTTTTTTCATATCTTCTCTGATCAGCGCCTTGACGTATCCCTGGAAGTTCTTTCCAGAAATCCAGTCAAGGATATCTTTGTCTGTCTTCTTGTTCAGCTTCAATAGCTTCTGAACCGTGTTCGCTTTGTCATATTTTATTGAAGCTCTCTTCTGTGCTTCACTCGCTGTCATTATACCTCCTTACCACGGCCTGCATAACGGTCGATTGTATTGATCTGTTTGCCAGTAATAGCCACCAATACCGGTGTATCCGGTCACAAATCGGCGACCGTCTAAAATGAATCCTACGTTGTGAGGGTTTCCCGGATATTTTGGACTGGCATCCGTCCACTTTTCGCCAAACTGCTTAGCCACGTTTATGGCATTAAATAATTCAAACCGAATATTTTCAACATCTTCAAAGATGTTGTATTTTGTTGAATATTCATACAAAAGCTCGGTGTCGAATTGTGGTGTGCCGTCAACCACTTTGTAAAAGCGGTTATCGGTTCGTATCTCTCGAACCGAATCATGCCATGCGATTAATCGGTTTAACGATTCATTTCTTCTGTTTTTTCTCATTTTATAATACCTCCAGAATTTCAAACCCTTTTGAATTTATGGATTTCTTAGATCCATTTGCCAGATAGAACCAGTTGCCTCGGATGACTCCTTCAGCTTCTCTGCGCTCAGCTCTTGGGTGCTTTCTTGTTCCGGACCATACCAGGAACTCAGCTCTTACACGCTTTTCTTTTGGTTCTTCTTTTTTAACATTTTGTTTAGCTTTTGCTTCTTCGATATCTGCCAATGTGATGTCTTCGATGCGTTCCGGATCAATTCGGTAGAAATCTGTGTTATTGCAATAGCTCGAAGTGTGATGCCAGCTGTCATATGATAATACCAGATCGCGCAGCGCTTTCACCTTCAGCGCCTTCATATCTTTCATTGTCCAGTCAACATTAAGTTCATCGATGATGGATTCGATCTCATCCATCATGTCTGTCTTTGTCCATTTGCTAATCGGACGAGCTCCGGAATCGTATGCCTCAACGGCTCTATTGCTCATCTTGTATCCGTTATACCCGCTGTTCATGTTTGTCATTTTCTTGTCCTCCTTGGATAACCCCTATCTCTTTACACTCTTATTATATCAGTATATACCTATAATGTCAATATATCTTGATAGAAAAGTTAAGAAAATTATGCAACAATTTATGCAACAATTTCATGAAACTGCGCGCCATTTAGTGTAACTAGGTGGCTCTAAAATGCTTTATTTATCGTTACTTTTAACTGCAAGAAATCACTTTGCCGAATCCCGTACGCGCTACCATAAGCTCATAACCCTTTGTATAAAGGGTATTTTTTATATTGTGCAACGATTATGCAACAATTTTTATTCCATGATTGCTTTTATTACCTCATCCTGAGCATCCGGCAGCAAGTGTGTATAGCGGTCGATCGTCATCTGAATAGAGCTATGGCCGAGTCTTCTGGACACTATCACCATATTCACACCTTTATTGATCAGATAGCTCGCGTGGCTGTGGCGCAAATCGTGTATCCGGATGTACGGCACTCCAGCTTCCTTTATGGCCTTATCTTTCACACGTCCTATTTCCGACGTTCCCATTTGTTTGAAGTCACCGAAGATGAACCAGTTCGGGCTGTAATTGGTCTGAGATTCCGCCCAGCTATGAAGTTCGTTTATCTTTTCAATAGTTACTGGATCAAGAACTATGTTTCTTATTGAATTCTTAGTTTTTAACGGCTTCCATTTTCCGTTCTGGAATTGACGGTACACTTTTACTTTCTTCCCGTCGTAATCGTTCCAGGTAAGGCTCAATGCCTCATTCTTTCGCATTCCGGTATAAAACAGGAAGTGGTATAAGATGCGGTACTGCCACTTGTTATCCGGAACGGCATCCAGGAAGGCTTTTAGCTCCGCTTCCGTCCATATGGATGTTTCTTTTCTTAGGCTGTCATCGGGCCTTTTAAATCTGGGTATCTTCTGCATCGGATTGGCCGACAGATCATAATATATCACAGCGTATTCAAAGATGCTTTTCAAAGTTCCGTACACCTTATTTAGCCGGCTTGTTGATAAATATTGGATGGGCTCGAATATAGCTTGGATCTGCTTCGGGCTTATTCTGTCTATGTTCCTCTGGTGCAGTGGTTTGAACCATAAATTGATAAACCGCATTTGTTCAATATATGTCTTTTCTGATATTCTTTTTTTCTTCTGTTCCATGCACTGCAGCGCAACATCTATGAACTTAGTTTTCGATGCCAAAGTCGGACTTGCCTTAAACTCCGCCTGCGCAGCTTCCGCTTCTTTCTGTGATAGGAACCATTTGGAATATTTCCGATGAGATTCTCCAAAAGGATCCTTATACGTAACTGCATATCGGTATTTGACGACCGGCCTTTTTCTTCCCTTGACCGGGAATTCTTTTCTGATTATTGTCATATATTTCACCTCAATTCTGTGGTAAAATGAGCATAGAAAAACTTCGTTCCGCATTCGAAGGTTTTCTGATCCATTACCAGATACCAGCTGGTAATGGTTTTTTTTATTTTGTTTCAATATAGATCTTCGTATCATATAGATAGTCTTTTACATACCCTCGATACACTTCTTTGACCGGACCGCCTGATATGACACCGCGCAGCGAGCCTTCTTTTCCGATATATCGGCGCATCGCTCCGGTCAGCTCTGCCGGAATATATCCGACATATGCACTGTCGAACAGGACCATAATTGCATTTGGATCATGCGCATTTGTTGGCTCTGGAACCAACTTTACAGTATATGATCCAAACTTATATTTATAAACCCTGACACAGGTCATACTGATCCGCTCCATTATCTCCTTTTCCGGAGCAAAGAAATCCGGATCAATCTTTCTGATCGAGTACACTCCAGCATGATGCTCATCCAGGAATGACTTCACGTCACATAACTTTTGCTTTTTCTTGAATGGCGGTGGAGTCGGGGCTCCTGCCTGTTCCTGCTCAATTCCTAACTTTTCTTTAATCGCTGACTTCGATGCATCCAGCATCTTATCGCCCAGCCCTTTTAATAATCCCATATCTTTTTCGCCTCTTTCAATTTATATATTATTAATTAAATGGACATGAATGATGTCCTTTAGAAAACTATCATATAGTCAGGTTCGCTTGGAGTGCTCTCTTGCATATCTTCCCAATTCACTAATGTCAATTCCGAGTGCTTCACACAGCGGACCTGCGTCGTGGAACAAAAGACTGTTACGACCTCTTTCAATTTCTCTGTACCAGTCTTTTGATTTCCCGATCATGTCAGCCATTTGCTGCTGTGTTAGATTATGCTTCTGCCTATATTCCAGGAGATAATCGCCGACCGCCTTGTTAAAACTATCGTATTTCATATTTTTTTCACCTTCTTTATAATTCAATAATATCATATCGATGTGGGTTATTCACCTACAAAATAACCAAAAAAAGACAAAAAATAATAAAATATGGGTTGATAACCCGTTTATAGTTGTGTATAATGATTACAGATGGGTTGATAACCCATAGAAAGGAAAAAGCGATGCAAAAGATAACTGTGGAAGCCATTCGGACTAATATGAAGATGAATCAGGAACAGTTCGCGCGCACGATCGGCATGGCACCAAGCACCTACATTAAGAAGGAGCAGGGTGTTACGGATTTCACTTTCAAAGAAATCACGAAGATTGCCGAAGTGAGCGGCTTTGATTTATCCCATATTAAGTGCATTTATAATGGCTAATTTTTTTATTCAAAAAATGGGTTGATAACCCTTGTTCACCTCTTTCAAAGGCAGTCTGACGATATTACAGTTTTGGTTATATTCGCAGAACGTACTTGTTTCATAAATTATTTACCTCCTTTCTTTATAGCTTTGATTGTCATTATCTATCGTCAGGCTGTCTTTGGAGGGGGTGAGCAGAAAAAGTAATGTATCGGATATAATCCGACACATTGTTTAAATGTAACGGAATACAACCGATACGAAACGAAAGAATGACGGAAAAAATCCGTCACGGAAGGAGAAAAAGACATGAAGACATTAGGGAAAGGAATGGACGGAGTCACTTTGGATTTCGCTGAACAGCTTCAGCATTTTGAAAACCAGCGCATCGTTGACCAGTTATGCGCAGATATTCAGGAACAGCGAGCGGAGCAGGAAAGAGCTCTTAAGGAAATCAAAGAGGATTCGAAGATGGTAGTTGTATGGGCCGGCCTATTTGCTGCAATCGTCTTGATTGAATTCGTTGCCGGAACGCTTCTGGAGCTGCTGCCATGACACCATTCCAGGAGTGGCAGGCATGGCGAGAAAAGCCCTGGAGCCTGCAGAAAAAGAAATGGGCGCTGGATCACGATGTGATCACGCTGAAGGATTTCGCGATAGCTGTCGGCTATAGCTATTCGTCCATCCGTAAAAAAGCCAAACACTTCGGCATTGAACCGCTGCCGTTTGGCGGTTATTCAACGGACGAGCTTTGCAAAAAATTGAAAATAAAAAGGAGCTGAAACCACGACGAAACAGCTCGAGCGTAAACGTTTATGTTTACATTTCTATTTTATCACAGAAAAGGAGATTTATGAACAAAACAGATAACAATGACGTCCCGGTGTTTAAATGTGATATCCGGATCACTGACGATGGAGTGTGCGCCAAAGGCGAATTGGATGGCGCCACTGTGTACTCATTGAGCAAAATGGGCATTGATGAAAAAGTCTTTACCCAATTCCAAGAGATCATGGGCAATGCCATGCATGAGGCAGGCAGTCTGCTCATGAATAAAATTCAAAATATGATCAAGGAGGAACTGAATTGAAACAATTGATAATAGACACGATCAGAGAGCGCGGATGCGTGTCCAGATCCTACTTGAAGGATATCACCCACCTGTCAGACAGAGTGATCCGGCAGGCCATTGAGGACATCAATGCAGACAACGAAGGAAAATTCGCGAACATCATGATTGTCGGTACTTCTGATCAGAAAGGGTACCGACTGGGAAACAAAGATAATTTACAGCACTTTATAAATGAAAGGAAAAAGAGAGCCGATGCGATCATGGCTCCGGTAGAAAAAGCTAAAAGGCTTTTGGAGGCCATGCAATGAGTTTTATTAAAGAAAAGCTTCCATCTACAAGAGAAGAGTGGCTAGAGGGAAGAAAGAAAGGCATCGGCGGTTCCGATGCCGGTGTCATCCTCGGATTGAATGCCTGGAAGTCGCCATACATGCTGTGGTGTGAAAAGACCGGCAGGATCAAGAAGGACTATGACAATGAAGCAATGAGGCAGGGCCGGGATCTGGAAGCGTATGTGGCCGAAAGATTTACGGAGCTGACTGGCAAGAAGGTCCGCAGATCCGGTTATTCGTTCCAGAGCGTTGAACACCCGTTCATGCTTGCAAATGTGGACAGATTGATCGTTGGTGAGAAGGCCGGACTTGAGTGCAAAACAACGAACATGCTGAACAAAACGGATTATGCAGGCGGAGATGTACCACCTACCTATTACGCACAGTGCCAGCATTACATGGCCGTCACAGGCTTGGACAAATGGTATATAGCTGTCCTTGTGTTATCCAAAGATTTCTATGTATTGGAAATCGAAAGAAACGAGGAGTATATCGAAACGATGATCACGTACGAACAGGACTTCTGGGAACTGGTGACCAGTGACCAGGAACCGGCGATCGATGGATCAGAGTCGACAGAGGAAGCGTTGAAAGCTCTATATCCGGATGCAAACGATGACACGATCGATCTGATCGGTGTGGATGACGTTATCGAGATGCTGGCAATGGTCAATTTAAAGATAAAAGAGTTCCGGACGATCAAAAGAAAATGTGAGTCCGAGTTGAAGCAGCAGCTCGGCCAGAATTGTTCCGGAAGGACAGATAAAGCATACGTCAACTGGAAGCAAAGAAAAAAGACTTCCATTGACACAGATCTATTAAAAAAAGAATATCCGGATGTTTATAAGAAATGCCTGAAGCAAAGCACTTATAGACAGTTCGGGATCAAGGAGGTAAAAAATGGCAGTTGATTGGCTGGAAAAGAGCAACGGATCGAACAAGAAAAGAAAAAATGATGTAACAATCGGCGGGGGTTACGGGAAAAATAGAGACTCTGTCCGCATCTCGTTCCTTAATGGAAGCGGGGACAAAATCACGCAAGAACCGTTCATTCGGCTTGGGGTTGACGAAAACAAGCTGGTATTCGCACGAGGATACGAAGGGAAAAGAGATTCATTTAAATTAACGAGAAGAGAAAAGCACCCATCGAATGCATCGTTTTGTGTGAAAGACAAAAGATTGAATATCTTTATTGGGATTTATGACGAATTGAAATATGACAAATCCACCGGCCTTTGGTACGTGGATCTGAATGAAAAGAAAGAGGAGTAACAAATGGCAACAGCTAATAAACAAGAATTATCGAAAAAGACTACCAATAATAACGTGGCCAAGAAGCAGCCACAGACAATAAAAGACTATGTGAAGGTTATGGAAGGCGAGATTGCAAAGGCTCTGCCTTCTGTGATGACTCCGGAACGATTTACAAGAATTACTCTATCAGCAATCAGTAACACACCGAAGCTGGCACAGTGTACACCGCAGTCGTTCCTGGCGGCAATGATGAATGCGGCGCAGCTCGGCCTTGAGCCGAACACTCCACTGGGAGAAGCGTATCTGATCCCGTACGGCAAGCAGGTACAGTTCCAGATCGGATATAAAGGATTACTTAATCTGGCTCATAGATCCGGGACAAACGTGGAAGTCCACGAAGTCTATGAAAATGATGAATTTGAATACTCATACGGTCTGAATCCGAACCTTGTGCACAAACCGGCAATGAAGGACAGAGGGAAGATCATCTGCTATTACGCGGTTTGGAGAAATGAAGGCGCCTATGGTTTTGAAGTCATGTCCAGAGAGGACGTCGAAAGACATGGAAAGAAGTATTCGAAGACCTACAGCAATGGTCCTTGGCAGACGGATTTCGACGCGATGGCCAAGAAGACTGTATTAAAACAGGCTTTGAAATATGCACCGTTAAGCGTTGAATTTGCGCGTCAGATCTCTGAAGACGAAACAATCAAGACGGAGATCAAGGAAGATATGTCAGAAGTGCCTAATGAATTTTACGAGGCTGAATACGAGGAAGTGTTCGATGCCGAAACCGGAGAAGTGATCAATGAATAGCCCGAAGCGCTATTTTGAAATCCCCGGAAAGCCGATGGCCAAGCAGCGTCCTAAATTCTCAAGACAGGGCGCATTTGTCAGGACGTATACTCCGCAGCAGACAGTCAACTATGAGAATTTTGTTCGGGATAGATACTTAAGTGTCTATTCCGGGCATGAATTGATGCGTGGGAACATTGCAGCATACATAGAAGCAGATTTTCCAATTCCTAAGAGCACGTCAAAGAAAAGAACTGGGCTCATGCTGCATAAGTTCATTCGGCCATTGATAAAGCCGGACTGTGACAATATCGCAAAGATCGTCCTGGATTCACTGAACGGCATCGCTTTTGAAGATGATAAGCAGGTGACATTACTGCATGTGGAAAAGGTCTATTCCAAAACTCCATGCGTCAAGGTCGCGCTCCAGGAAAAGAATGAAGGTGGATTGTTATGATCAGAGGATTTACTTTTTTTAAATCATTTGGAACTGTGCTGAAAAGGCAGAGCGATGAAGACAAGGTCCTTCTGCTGGATGCAATGATCGACTATATGTTCTTCGACAAAGAGCCGGACACTTCAAAATTCGGCGAACACATTCTGGATATTTGGGAATCATGGGAACCAAACCTTACAAGTTCCAAAGAAAAAGCAGCTGCCGGAAGTAAAGGCGGCACAGCCAAAAAGACATCGAAAGCAAAAAAGTAAGCATGCTTTTCTTGGTGCTTTCCGAAGTGCTTACACGCTCTGCTTTCCGAGGTGCTTTTCCCTTCTGAATAGTAAGCAGTCCGATAAGCAACGCGATAAGCAGACATCGAAAGCAAAAAAGTAAGCTAAAGGAAAGGATAAGGAAAGGAAAGGATAAGGATTAGGAGGCTGGCCGGCCAAGTGAGACGTCAATATTTATATATTAGGAGGCAATAAATGAATCGAAATGAAACGGTTCAAATTTTGAATAAATTAAACAAGAAATATCCAGGCTATTTTCGGGCCATGAATAAAGACGAAAAAGAGGCGGTGGTAACAAGGTGGATGAGCACCTTCCAGGATGTCGACTTCGACACAGTAAGGGCCGCCGCCGACCACTACATTCAATACTCTGATAAAAACTTTTTCCCATATACGGATGAACTCGAAAAAATAATAAAAAACATGCATCCGTATCCGGAACAATTGGAAAGCCCTAAAAATCTGGTTGATCTTTACCGGCAGATGCTGATTGATTTTCAAAACGAATGGAAATCAACCGGAGAGCTGCCAAGCATGAAGGATTACGAAGCAAAGTATGGCATCCGGACAGAACTGAGATCGGACGGCCATACAGAACTGCATTGGAGGTAGACATGTATAAAGAATATGACGATGACGGATATGAAATTGATAAATGGAACATTGATGACTACATGGACGTTCTTAGAGATGAAGAAAAAGAAGCGAAGTCTTTCAGCAGAGAAATGGCCGAGCTTGGCAAGGCCTGTGTAAACGGACTGCAGAAGGCTTTAAAAAATGAGGAATCTAAAAATGGAAAAAGCATATGAACCGGGAATCTGGGAAGCAACCAGTTTAGACGGAAAGCCGGTAAAAGGCCGGCTTGTATACGATGGATTGTTCGATAAATATATCGAGGTTGACTATGGTTTCGGAAAGACCGTCACCAAGATAAAGACCGGAACAGAAAAGAGGATCCAGCAATGAAAATTCATGGACAGGAAGTAACGGATAAAACGATCCTAAGGATCTATGAAACCTTCCGGAATAAGGTGGATCAGCTGAACGAGAAGATGAGCACACTTGAAAAGAGCCTGAAAGAAAAATATCCGGAATGCGACTACGGCATCAAGTGGATGATGATCTACGAAGAGCGCAGCACAAAATACCAGGACCAGCTGAGATATTACCGCAGATACCTCCAGGCATTTGAGGATGTGATCTATATGATCGAGGCCAATGAATTCAATTATCTGCAGAAATTAAAAGATGAGAATGAGTATCTGAGGGAAAAGATAAAAGCTCTGGAGGCTAAGCAATGCGATTAATGATGCTTGATCCGGATACTTTCGACATAAGAGGATACGTCGATTCAAGGCAGGTAATGAAGGACCTTAGTTTTACTCCGGGAAAGCTGCTGCACTTCATGGCCAGATCTGAAACCTATAAAGGCTGCATCCTGGTCGAAGATGACGAGAAGGAAGACAGGAAAGAAGAAACATTCAATGAAGTCTTGTTCCACCAGGAGCGTGGATCAAGCTGGTATGTCACCAGATCAGGGAGCTTTTATCGAATCTTCAAGAACGGGAAGCGTTCCGATCTGGTCGTTTACAAGCACAGAAGCCACTTTGAAGTGAACATCGGAAGCAGAGATGCAAATGCGGTAAAGATATATGCCGAAGCTTTTCTTGGTTGGAATCCAAACAAAGACAAAAGGATCCCTGTACTATATGCCGACACATTTAAACCGGCTCGCATCGAGTTTCTGCATAGATCGGAGATATCGAGCCGGAATGCATCGACGAATAAGAATCCCCGGAGAAAGAAGGTTGCACTGTATGAGAACGGGCGCAAGGTCCGCCAGTATTACAGTGCCAGAGCTGCCGGAAGGAATCTCGGTTACTCCGGACAGAGCGTATGTGATATCTGCAACGGAAAAACAAGACGTCCGCAGCATGATCTGCGGTGGGTAGGAGCAAGGAAACATGAACAAGTGGCAAGATAAGCACCTACGATTAGGAGAACTATATGAAAAACGAAAAATTCAATGAAATACTGCATAACGCTTTACAGGCACAGAAGGAAATGGAGAAGCGTGAAAAGCTATACACTGAAGAATGTAAAACGGTTGAATGGATTTCAGCTAGCAAAACATTACCTATGAAAACTGGTGAATATCTTTGTTGGTATGAATATTATCATTGGAACAAAGAAAAAATACTTCCCGAATATGGTATCGGGTATTACGATTCAGACTTTAATTTTTGGGGTGGCGAAGTAGCCAACGGTAAAGATGCAAAAGTGTTAGCATGGATGCCATTACCAGAGCCATACAAAGGAGAATGAAATGAGATTGATTGATGCAGAAGCACTATATAAAGAAATAATTCAAATTGAAGATCTTGCAATGGATAGAGTAGTAAACACAGATGAAATGATAGGAGATAGAATCAATCCAATGTCAATAAGGTATACAGCTCAATTAGGTGAACGGACAATGTTTAAATATATGATCATGGATGCACCGACAGTTGATGCAGTGCCTGTTAGACATGGACACTATGTTGGCGAGGGTGACGGATACGCAAATGGCGAATTAGTATATGATGTTTGGAAGTGTTCAGAATGTGGATGTGTATTTGAAGATGAGTATGAA